GAGCGCCTACCTATGACACCGCTCTCACGACCCACAATTGGGAGGTTAGGAATTATCTTCCTATACCTCTCATGCGTCGATTCAGCAGCTCTACTAGCATTCCAATAACCCTTAACAAACAGGTTGTTGGAAAAATCTAGAAGGGCCGCCCGTGAGGCGGGTCCGTCGGAACTAAAACTCTTCGGCTTTACGGGGGTTACATCGTAACCCTTATAACAGTCGGCACCACAGCTCTCGCGAAAGAAGCCGTTACTGAAAGATTTTTCAGTATTGACCTTCAATCCGAGGTATTGTAGCAAGAGTTTTAGATCAGCATACCCGGTCTTCGGCATAATAATATCATCGCCGAAAACCTGGACACTTGTACCATTCCTAAGAATTAATTCTTTGAGTGAGTTTCCCGGCAAACAAGCCAGGGTACAGCACAAAAAGAATAAAGTCTGTACAGGAAAGGTCAGTGCAGTACCTTGAGAGGCAAACTTCTTCGAAAAGAAGAAGCGTGACGGAGACGAAATATCGTCTCTCATCCACCTCGTCCGTGTTGAGTGTATAGAATGTAATATAGACTGATTACGTCTAAACATACGTTCTATAGCCCAACATGACAAGCGGTCGGAAGCGCTAGATAAATCTACCGTAACCAAATCGCCTGTAAGGCTTGCAGCTTTAACCATACGCTGAGATTTAGCTTGATCCCTAAAATCTATAAACCTAGATTTAAAGATTCGAGAGATATTCTCAACGAAGAAGTCTTTCATGGCCTGCTGGCACCATTGGTGCTGTGAGGGCTCCGAGGCGATAAGCCTAGGGCCCTTCGCTGTCTTTGGGACAGCGATAAGTCTTGAAGGAACTTCATGGTTGAGCGGCTTCCTATAACGATCAGACGCGGTTTTTCCGCATTGTTCGAATGGGAACCACTCCTGCAACTTAGCCGGCCAGTATCGGAAGTTATATTTATTAACTTTCGATTCACGGTCAGCTACTGCACCGTGTCCGTGTCTAAAGGATATCCCTCTTCCGGCTTCAAAAACGGCCTCTGAATAGGAGACTGCTTCGAAGAAGGGGAAGGATCTGCTAACGTCGTCAGCGATTTGCTGAAGTCGTTGACAGAGGCGCCGTATACGGGCCTGCTCGTTGAATGAAAGAGGTGACTTACCTCCGTCTTCTCCGAAAAGGTCAGTACTATCAGCAACCAAGCCGTCACAAAAGTGAAGCTTAGTGCCGATATTACGGGGATCCAGTGCGTCGAATTTCCACCCGAGGGTGGGCGTTCTCGTCTGTGATTCAATGTCATGGTACTCCTCGACTGTCTTAATAAGGCGGTCCTCAGAGCAACCAACTTCGAGCTTTTTCCCTAGACAGCAGAGCTGTCGAAGGAACATGATCGAATTGACATCCGCGTCGTCCAAAAGACACGCATCTGTGGAGAAAACACGCAGCCATAGTCCCGAAAATAATTTCGGCACTTTGACCCTCTTAGACCGCTTCGAAGAAGCAGGTCCTTTGAGGACTAGGCGTCCAGTCTCGAGTCCGTCAACCAAGATGGAATCGAGAGATGGGAGATCTAACGTAAAGACAGTTAGACCTCGAGTCTCCACCATACGGGTGAGTCTAGCTTTATCTCGCCAAACCTCCGTATATGCGGGGTATGCCACTTGCACGTCATCTAGAAGTGCAAGTGCGACTCTGAGTATATCACTAGCTAAGCTTTTCATACTACTTCCTTTCAATGGGAGTGGTAATCTTAGCCGCTAGCACAATATCACCTGAAAGGGCGTCAGCTCTCCCAGTTGATCAGCTTGGTGATGTTCGCGTTCGTAAAGAACGCAACGAATCCCAGGTCAAAATTCAACGGTTCAGTGAGTCCGTCGATGCGTTCGTTTTCGAACACAACGTAAGACTTCCGAACAGTAGAAATCGTGGCCGGAGAAACCGGGAATACAGTATGCGTAAATTCGACGTTGTGGCGGTCAATGACCTTACCACCGCGTTTCGTATCCGTATATTCTGAATTCCTGATCTTCAAGCGAAATTCATCGAGAGCACCTCGAAGGAGGTATTCGGATGAATAACCGTCTTGATTAACCCTTGTGAGGATTTTCGCAACGGCGTTGATCGTGATGGTAATTGTGTCAGCGAACATGGTATACTCCTTGGTTCAATACAGTTTGCGATATTGCCGATCTTTCGGTTCTATCGCAAAGCTTTTATAGAACCAAGAATCGACAACTGCCGTCCAGAAAGGAATGGCAGTTGGGCAGAAAGTGATGCAGAAACAGGCTTACGGGTTTTAGTTTCACGAACGCACTTCCATGGGGTCATTTTATGATGACCACCAGCGTCGCGCGCCGTGACCTCCGTCTTCGTGTGCACCATGACCAAAACTTGGCCATGCGTACATGGGACTAGGTTCCTGTTGGCAATAAGAAAATCGCCAACGTTAGAACACCAATCCACTAGCCATGACCATGGAATAACATTCCACGCTGTAGAAAAGTCTATTGTAAGACCTAATACAGCACGCATGGCTAGACGCCTGAGTTGAGCGTCAGTCACAGGATAAGATGAGGGCTTGTATTCAACAAACCCCCACTTCTTAACTTGCGTCGTTCTTGTCAATTCAGCATACTTGCTGTATAGAGAAGAATTTATCAGTCTGTTCTTCTGAGAAGAAGCAGATCCTGAAAAGACGACAACTTTTCTGCGGAGACCTGACTCTTGTAAGTTTCGCAACTCCTTTTCGCGATGAGCGACATGGTGTTGGAAAAGTAAGAGAGACTTCAAGTCACTGATTAGTGGCTTAATCCCGAACTGATACTTAAGATTTAGACCGGCACCCTTCTTAATTAAGGTGTCGCCCTGGTTCTTAAACAGTGAGGGTAAGTCTTTCAGCTCGAACACAGCTGTGGGTAAATCCACAACTGGCCGCGACGGATTGCTCTTAGCGAGCACCGTCGTGGCGGTGGCTGCATCAGTTGGTACTCCAGGAATACTAAGATGACCAGTCTCAGATCCGTCCCTTAAGGCCAATGGGGTTGCGTTAAACGCAGTCCTATTGTTACCCGATGGGGGAACGGGTCCTCCGTTCACGATACCTCCACTATAGACTCTCTTGTCTATAATGAGTATACCACCAGAATGGATAACTTCGTCCTCACACGACTCTATCGAAGATAGGGAGGTGTGATGGTTGTAGATACCATTATCGTATGCATACCCGGTAACACCGGGTGTTGCACGTGAGCGAATTCTAGTCATAGTAATATCCAATCACAGTTGGTGAGGGAAAGAGTTAG